AAGGGCCAGAAATGCCATTTAAAAGACATAGACAAAAGTCTGTCATGAGTCATGAATTTTCGAGAATTCCCTCTGCAGATATTCAGCGTTCGACCTTCAAGCGGTCTCATGGATACAAAACCACGCTGGACCCCGATTATATTTACCCGATTTACGTCGACGAAATTCTCCCGGGAGACACGTTTAACGTGAGATTGTCGTCGATTGCACGTCTAAACACCCCTATCGTCCCAATAATGGACAATATGTTCATGGACTTCTTTTTTTTCTTCGTTCCAAATCGCCTTGTCTGGGACCAATTCCAGCTTTTTATGGGCGAGCAAAAAGATCCTGGTGATTCTGTTGACTACGTGATCCCCACGGTTCAGTCCGATATAACCGATGGCTTTGCGATCGGTTCGTTGGCTGATTACTTCGGCCTTCCTACTGGCGTGCCCGGTCTTACGGTCAATGCCCTTCCGTTCCGCGGATATAACTTGATTTATGACGAGTGGTTCCGAGATCAAAACTTCGTGGATAGTGTTAGAGTCGAACATGACGAAGGGCCTGACGATATTACTGTGTACAATCTCCTGAAACGTGGCAAACGCCACGACTATTTCACCTCTTGTCTCCCCTGGCCCCAAAAAGGACTTTATGGCTCTGGTGTTAATCTTCCTCTTGGTAGTAGTGCTCCTGTGCACGGTACTGGTTTGGGGATTGGTTTGACCGATGGAAGTAATAATGTTGGTATTGCTAGGATCGCTGGTGGTAGTGCTGTTGAAACGGGAGTCGACTGGTATAACAAGCCAGTTGGTACTGTGGTCCCTGGTGGTATAAACTCTATCGATAATTCTGTGTTGGGTTTTACCTCTATCAATAGTGGTTTGATTGCTGATCTTAGTGAGGCTATTGGTCCTACAGTTAATTCTTTGCGTGAAACGTTCCAGTTACAGAAACTGCTGGAACGTGATGCCAGGGGCGGAACTCGCTATACTGAGATAATCAAAAGTCATTTTCGCGTGAATAGCCCGGATGCGCGTCTTCAACGACCCGAGTATCTTGGCGGTGGTTCCCGCTCTATTCAGGTCACTCCTGTGGCTCAGACTACACAATCGTTGGAAACTGGCACGCCTCTCGGTACGCTTGGTGCTGTTGGTTATCATGCACAATCCGGAGTAGGTTTCACTAAGTCATTCGTGGAGCACGGTTACGTATTTGGTTTTGTACAAATCCGCGCCGACATCACTTATCAGAGTGCTTTAAATAAAATGTGGTCGCGTTCGACGAAGTATGATTTCTACTGGCCGGCGTTGTCCCATTTGGGTGAGCAAGCGGTCCTTAATCAGGAAATTTACGCTCAAAATACTCCTGACGATCTTGAGGTGTTCGGTTATCAAGAACGATGGGCCGAGTATCGTTACGCGCCGTCTATGATTACTGGCAAGATGCGTTCTGTTGATCCTACTTCGCTCGACGTCTGGCACTTATCTCAGGATTTCGGTGAACTTCCGGTACTTAACAAGGATTTCATCGAAGAAAATATGCCGATCGAGCGTGTGGTTGCGGTCGTGGATGAACCTACTTTTACATTCGATGCGTTCTTCGATATTTCCGCTACTAGACCGATGCCCGTTTACAGCGTGCCCGGCCTGGTCGATCATTTCTAGTCATTTAACGTTTGTTTGTTAAAAGGATGACAAACATGGGATTCTTCAAAGATGTACTTGGTACTGTCAACGCTGCCGTGGGGTCCCCATTGGGGGGCTTGGGTGCTTCTGCCCTGACGGCGAAACAGACATCCGATGAAGCGACTTTCAATCGCAAGTTTCAAGAGCGGATGTCTAATACTGCCCACCAACGTGAGGTTGCCGACCTGCGTGCGGCTGGGCTTAACCCTATTCTGTCTGCCGGTGGTAAAGGCGCTTCAACGCCGACCGGCTCTGCACCTTCGCTGCCGGATATGTCTGCCGGGATCTCGCGTGGTGCTTCTTCTGCCCTACAAAGGGCTAATACTGCGAGAGCTAACGTCTCTGCTACGTTGGATCAAAACATGTTGAATTTCTACAACAGTCTTCCAAAGTGGATGCAGGACATGACTGATGCTTCGAGGCTCAACTCTCAAACTGGTGTTGGTGACGAAGCTGCGTCGATTATTACTGGCTTAGGCAATACGGCGAAAAACGTGTTCGGCGGCTTTAAAAAAGGTATCGCTAATCTTCGTACTAAACTGCGTGGCACTACATCTAGTGCCACTAAAGCGGTACCAAAAAAATCTATTGCCAGTAAAATGAACTCTGGTATCTATCCCAACTGGAGAAACCGAAAGATTGAACATTTGCAGCGTAAGGGTGCAACTACTGGTCTCAACATGGAAGAAACTAAAGAACTGTTTAAATTAATGCAGGAGCTCAAATGAGACGAAAACGTATGAAACGCAGTCGTAGTCGAAAACTGTTCAGGCGCACAAGTGGGAGCAATCGCAGAAACTCGCGTTCTTCTCCTATGCGTGGTGGTTATCGACTCTAACACAAAACGGTGAGGGCTGTAGCCCCTTCGGCCTAAAATCGCGTCAGCCCTGCGCAAGCAGATGAGGGCTGACCTATTTTCGGTTGGAGGGGCGTCCCCCTTCGGATAATATTACGGAGGCTTTGTATGACATGTTATCACCCTATTAAAGCCTACCGGGCACTCAATAAAAAAACCGATAATGGCAAGTCTGTGATTTGCTTTAACCACTCCGACGTATCTGACTGCCCCTTTGAAACTCTCCTTCTGCCTTGCTCTAATTGTTCCGGCTGCCGCATGGATCGCTCCAAGTCTTGGGCTATCCGCTGTATCCATGAAAGCTCACTTTTTGAGAATAACTGTTTCATCACGTTGACTTTCAATGAGGATACGGTGAACTCTCGTGGAACTCTCGTTAAGTCTGACTTCCAAAACTTTATGAAACGTCTTCGCAAACGCTTCCAAGGTTTGCAACCTGTCTCGAAAGGTACTGGTTATGTTCTCTCCCTCGATCAGCTCAACTCCAATGAGTATCACTACCCTATTCGCTATTTTCATTGTGGCGAGTATGGGTCTAAACGTTCTCGCCCTCACCACCACGCTTGTATATTTAACTTTGATTTCCCTGACAAGGTACTTCTGGAAAGTCGTGGTACAAATCATTACTATCGGTCTCAAGAATTGGAGAAACTATGGACCTTCGGCTACTCAATGATCGGTCATGTAACTGTCGATTCTGCTGCCTACGTCGCTCGGTATATCCTGAAGAAGATGAACGGGAAGCTCGCCGACGATTATTACAAGCGGTACGACCTAGAGACGGGGGAAGAGTACCAACTCCAACCGGAATATACCACTATGTCTCGTCGGCCAGGGATCGCGGCCGCTTGGTTCAAAAAAAACCCTTCTTCCGTATTCCCCAAAGACTTCGTTACTGCTGGAGGAAAATCGTTCAAAGCACCGCGATTTTACGACAACATGTACGAATTAAGCCATCCAGAGGAGTTTCTGAAAATCAAGAACAAAAGAAAGCTGGATTCTATGCTGAATTCTGACGATAATACTCCTGCTCGGCTTCGCGTTCGTGAGAAGGTGCTGCAATCAAAATTATCTAGGTTAGTGAGGACTTACGAAAATGATTACGAAAATGTACACGGTGTTTGACAAAAAAGCGAAAATTTACAATCCCCCTGTCTTTCTTCACAATACTGGTGTGGCATGCCGAGCCTTTGGCGAGCTCGCCAATAACCCCGATCATCAATATGGCAAACACCCAGGCGATTATGAGCTCTGGGAAATTGGCACGTATGACGACGAATGTGCCTTGACTTGTCCTCTTGTTGAAAAAACCCACGTTATCGATTTTACCGACCTTGTCGGAGTCCCAGTGTGATGAGATTCATCTCTTATCTGCTGATTCTAACCATAGGGGGCTGCGTATGTTACGTAGCCCCCTGTTTCCATTTGAAAGGACATAAGATGAAAAAAGTAATTGACAAGCGAGCTAATGGCTCGCGGCGTGTATCGATGATCACTGATGCAGGCTCCGTGGTGGAAGGACACCACAAAAATGACGTTGATATCAACAACGTCATGAAGAAATACCGGGTGACGGGTTTCCTCGAATCTAATGCGCAAGAGGCTCAATATGGCGATTTTACTAATGCTACCGACTTTCATGATATGAAAAACCGTATCCTTGAAGCGGAAAGCGAGTTTGCTCGTCTGCCTTCTCATCTGCGTACCAGGTTTAACAATGACCCTGGGCAACTACTCTCCTTCCTGGATGACCCTGACAATCTGTCAGAAGCTCAGGAGCTGGGTTTATGCCCTGTACC